GCTGCTGGCTGGTTTGTGGCTGGAATATCTGCTCTTGTACGTCCCGGCATCACTTGGTGTTTATTTTTCATGTACGCGACGGTCAAGGCAGCAGCGCTTGTATTGGCGTTTCAAACTGGCGCGAACTGGACAGAAGTCGTAACTCAAGTCTGGGATGAGGATGACTTTGGGGTATTTACCATGTGCCTCACATTCTGGTTTGTTGGTCGCAGCATAGAAAAATACCAAAAGTCGTGAATGAAGAGGCAAAGAAGCTAGCAAGAGATGTACTAATCAAGCCTTTTGAAGGGCTAGCTAAACGTCTGCCTGATGGAACTGTAACCTCTTATCCCGACCCCGGAACCAAGGGCCATCCTTGGACCATAGGCTGGGGGGCCACCGGCCCTGACATCCAGCCGGGAACTATTTGGACGATGGCTCAGTGTGAGGATGCGCTAAGTCATCACATTGATTACTTTTATGCAGGTATTTGCAAACTTAGTCCGGCGTTTCCAAAGGCATCTCCCAGAAGAATTGCCGCAGTGACAAGCTGGGCATACAATTGTGGTTTAGGAAATTACAGGGTATCGACGTTTAAACGACGTATTGATTCGGGGGATTGGAATGGGGCCGCAGAAGAATGTCTTAAATGGAACAAGGCTGCTGGTCGCATACTCCCCGGACTTACCCGCCGCCGTGCGGCTGAAGCTGCGTTGATGAGGTGACTCGTGGCACTCAGAAAAATTTTATTCAAGCCTGGAGTAAACAAGGAAAATACCCGCTACACCAGCGAAAATGGTTGGTATATTTCCGATAAAGTACGCTTTCGCCAAGGCACTCCAGAAAAAATAGGTGGTTGGGCAAGAATATCGTCAAATACATTTTTAGGTGTTTGCCGTGCTTTATGGAATTGGGTAACACTAAATTACTTTAATTTGATGGGCGTCGGCACAAACCTTAAGTATTACATTGAACAAAACGGCGTTTACAACGATATAACGCCTATTAGAGAAACAGCTACTCTTGGCGCAAACCCATTTACCGGCAACGGCACAACTACAGTAACTGTTTTAGATACATCTCATGGTGCGATAACAGGGGATTTTGTAACTTTTAGCGGGGTTACAGGAACTTATGCGTCACTTCTTAATGCTGAATATCAAATCACTAAAATTGATTCTAACTCTTACACAATCACAACAGCATCTGTTGTAGCGGCTGGCGCCACGGGTGGTTCTGCGGTTGTAGCAACTTATCAAATCAATACTGGTCCAGCAATTCAAACGCCTAATATTGGTTGGGGCGCAGGTGGTTGGGGACTTGGTAGTTGGGGTACAAGTGTATTAAATACAGATTCACTACGCACTTGGTCGGCAGCTAATTTTGGCGAAGACCTTGTATTTGGTCCACGGGGTGGGGGGCTATATTACTGGGATGCTTCGGGTGGGTTATCTTCCAGAGGCGTTAATGTCAATACGCTTTTAGGTACGGTGACAATATCCGTAGCGGCGCCATGTGTTGTGACATTTGCCGCACCGCCTGCACTTGCATCTGTTGATGGCACTCCTATACGACTATCAACAACAGGAACATTACCAACAGGATTAAGCGCTTCAACGACATACTATATTGTTAATTACAATTCTGTAACAGCTACTTGCAATATAGCCACAACAGTAGGTGGTTCTGGAGTGACTACTTCAGGGGCAGGTTCTGGGACCATTACGGTTGTTCTAATGGATGTACCAACGTCACAAAATTATATTTTAATTTCCGATGCATCCCGGTTTGTTATTGTGTTTGGCACAACGGATTACGGGTCTACAACATTTGATCCTATGCTTATTCGTTGGTCAGATCAAGAATCTGTAGTAGATTGGGCACCATCCATATTAAATCAATCTGGATCAATAAGGTTATCTCACGGGTCGCAGATTGTCACGGCAATCCAAACAAGACAAGAAATTGTTGTATTTACGGATTCTTCTTTATATTCCTTGCAGTACCTTGGCCCACCGCTTGTTTGGGGGGCTCAATTATTAGGTGACAATATTTCTATTGTTAGCCAAAACTCCGCAGCAATTGCATCTGGCATAGTATTTTGGATGGGCGTGGATAAGTTTTATTTGTATGATGGTAGGGTACAAACATTAACTTGCGACCTGCGTCGGCACATATTTGGGGATATTAATATCAACCAATATGAGCAAGTCTTTGCGGGGACTAATGAAGGTTTTAATGAAGTTTGGTGGTTTTATTGCTCAGCGTCATCATCTACTATTGATAGATACGTTGTATACAATTATTTAGAAAAAATATGGTACTACGGATCTATGGGACGAACAGCTTGGATAGACTCTGGATTGCGTGAATATCCGCAAGCTGCAACCTACAGTTATAACCTTGTCAATCATGAGTTTGGTGTTGATGACAATGTAAGCGGTGTACCTGTACCTATTGAGGCGTACATAGAATCTGCTGAATTTGATATTGAAGACGGTGAACACTTTGGGTTTGTATGGCGTATGCTTCCTGATCTTACCTTTCAAGGATCAACTGCTGCCACGCCACAAGTCACAATGACCTTATATGGTATGAATGGTTCAGGTTCTGGGTTAAACCAAGAAGCCGCTAAAGCAGTTGCGCGTACATCTACTGCAACTATTGAACAATTTACCAATATTATTTACACCCGTGTGCGTGGGCGACAGATGATTATGAAGATTGGGTCTTCCGGTCTTGGTACGACTTGGCAGCTTGGCGCTCCAAGAATAGATATTAGACCGGATGGTAGGCGATGACGCAATTACAAAATCCTGCGGTACCAAATCTTCCGCTTGCCCCTTTTGAGTACGACCCAAGATATCAAGAACAATTTACAAATATCCTGAGATTGTATTTTAATAGGCTGGAGGTTATTACAAGAAACATACTTGCGCCTTCGGGCGGTCAGTTTGTAAGCTACCCATTTGGCGCTTTTTCAAGTCTATTGGATCAAACTGCTGCAAGCACAACCGTTGCTTATGCAATTACTTTTAATTCCACAGATATAAATCAAAGCGTTGAAGTTGCTAACAATTCACGAATTGTTGTTTTATATTCAGGCATTTACAACCTACAATTCAGTATCCAGTTTGTAAATACGGATACACAGATTCACGACGTAGATGTATGGGCTGCAATTAACGGTACCAATGTAGCAAATAGCAATTCAAGATTCTCTGTTCCTAATAGACATGGTGGCGTGGATGGGCATTTGATTGCTGCGCTTAATTTGTTTTTAACCATGCAAACAGGTGATTATGTTGAACTGTATTGGCATACGACAAACACGGCAGTTAGTGTTGAGTATCTTTCAGCAGGCTCATCACCGACTAGACCGGCTACACCTTCGGTTATTGCGACCATGGCTTTTGTATCTTCTATTCCGGAGTAAATGATGGATGAGTTTGGTAATTACGACCCCAATGTCGCTGTCAACCCAAATGCTGGATCAGTTGATAATACAGATTACAACCCAACAACTATATCGCAATGGTGGGATACGCAACAAGCAATTGGCGGGGTTCCAAATTTTTCATCATTTCCATTCAGTTCTCTAGCCCAAAGTGTTCTAGGAGGATCAGGTGGCGGCATGAATGCCGGTCTTGCCCTTGGCCTCGGTGCACTGGCGGCGGCTCTGACCAAACAACAAGCCCCAACAATCAAAGCCCCGGAATATAAACCAGTGCCTGTGTATAACCGAGCATTAACGGCGCCATTGTTTCAGCCACAACCGGCGCCACAAAAATCAGCATCTGGACAAAATGTATACACGCCCATGAAGGGTATGCCTTTGTTCTTTAATCCAAATCCGTTTCAGTTTGATCCTACAGAAGCGGCAAAACGATATGGCCCTACGCCAGAGCAGATTGCACAAGGACAGGCAGGATACGAAGCAGGGCTTGCGTCATTGTATAAACCAATTACGATTACGCCATTTACATATCCTGGTACAAGTACAGTAACCGGCGCAACAGGAAATGATACTGTTGCTGGTGCAGCAAGCACATCAACAGGCACAAATAATGTAGTGACAGGCGCAACAGGTGGCTCAGTTGACGATTTATTGGTGGGTTATAACCAAGGCGGTGATGTCTACATGGCGGCAGGACGCTACCTCAGTGGCGGCGGTGATGGCATGTCAGATAGCATTCCGGCAACCATAAATGACCGACAGCCGGCGAGACTAGCCGACGGAGAATTTGTCGTCCCTGCGGATGTTGTTTCAGATCTTGGTAATGGGTCATCGAATGCTGGTGCTAAGAAGTTATATGCAATGATGAAGAAGATTCGCACCGCTCGTCATGGCACTCACAAGCAACCGCCTGAGGTTAAAGCAGAAAAGGCCATGCCTAGATGAATGAATGGGAGCGTTGCGGTCCATGGATTCAAGCAGCCTTGGATCATGGCGGCAATTTGTTTTCCCTAGATGATGTGTTAGAAGCTATACAAATAGGTCAGGCGCAGTTTTGGCCTGGTAAAAATTGTGCATTAATAACAGAGTTGAAAAAATATCCGCAAAAGAAAATCTGCAATGTTTGGTTAGCAGGCGGAGATTTAGAAGAGATTAAACATATCGTGACGTATATACGATTATTTGCAAAACAAACAGACTGTGACGCCATCACGTTGCAAGGGCGCCCCGGTTGGCAGAAAATATACAAGCAACGATTAAAAGCAGTAACTTTAATGGAAGAGGTGTCCAAATGAGCATGGGCGGACCATCACAGACAACAACTTCAATGCCTCCAGAGTTTCAGATTCCGTATATATCGGATCTATACCGCATGGGGCAGCAAGTTGCATACACACCGTATACACCATATTCCCAACAACGGTACGCTGAGACCGCGCCTCTTTATCAACAAGGTGTCGAGGCTGCGCAACAGGTTGCTGCTTCCCCAGGTTTGCTTGGGCAAATCAATGTTGGCGGGCAGAACATGGGCGTCATGCAAGCCTATATGAATCCCTACCAACAAGCCGTTACGGATGTTGCCAAGCAAGCCGCGGTTAGAGAATATGGGTCTGGGTTGCAATCACTAAGAAGCCAAGCAGCACAACGTGGTGCATTTGGTGGTTCTAGGCAAGCAATCTTGGAATCGGAAGCAATGAGAAATCTTGGATCTCAGTTAGGAAATATTCAGATGCAAGGATCAGCGGCTGCATATGACAAGGCAGGTCAGTTGTATCAACAGGATCTGCAAAATCAAATGCAAAAAGCTCAAAGCCTGCAACAACTTGGGCTAGCTGATGAAGCTCGTAGGCAACGTGACCTTGATGCAATGTATCAAGAGTTTCAACAGCAAAGGAATTATCCTGCCCAGCAAGCGGCGCAATATCGTGACATTATCTTTGGCTTGCCTGGGTATCAGTCACAGTCTACTTATCAATCATCTGGCAATCCGCTAACACAAGGATTAGGGTTGGCGCGTCTTCTGTACGGAGGTTTGTGATGCAAGCGCAAGCGGCTACAGGTCTTGGCGGGGATGTCAACATTCTTGAGGCCATGGAAATGTTTAAGTCAGTGCCAGATCAGGTGCTGCCTAAGTATGCACAAGATCCTAAGCTAGCAATCTTCGCGGCGGCTGAAATGGCGCGTCGTGATGATATGAGAAAGCGCTATC